CCTTCACAGGCTCCAAGTTCAGTGGTCTTATTGACTGCTGGGCAATACCCCGCCAGCAGTGTTTCAAAAACGCTTTTCTTGTTACTTCTCGTAAGATTCTTCCTGACCAAAGTCAGAAGAGAATCCTAACTGGAATAACTCGAAGTTGCTAATTTTGGGACGCTCGGGTGTGTAGAGGAAATCGATTTCGCCGCTAGCATATGCTAGGGCTCGATTCGCAATGTAGTACTTAGCCCTGGTCTTTTTGTGACCACGGTTTTTGTATCTATATTGATCCAGAGATGGCACTAATGCCAGCTCATAGGATTCTCCATTCATCCAGCGTTCATATACAGAATACTCATCTTCTGATGCTAGATAGTTTGACATTAATTTGTCTCCTATCACGGCTAACATTGGATGGTCTTCTGGTACGTGAATGCGCTGGCCCCTAATGGGTACAGGATATGTTCCTTTCAGAGCATACTCGGCAATTTTGTCGACCTCTCCCCAGAACTTGTCTTGTCTCGCTTTCGCAAGGCAATCAAGTAATGGAGCCACACTTAAAGCAACTGTTTTCACAGTTGTATTCTCAGTTTGTAATCCCTTGACAGGGAGCATCCCGATTATTTCTCTAGGTGCGGAGAGTACACGGGTAACTTGTTTTCTACGTTTTTTCATAGAAACCAAGAACGCCTGTACCCCGGCGGTGACATTTTCCTCGCTGTAGCCACGTTCACGCATAATTCGGACCAATTCTAAGAATTGCTCTGGATTAGTACGTAAATCCTTAAGGAGAGTCACAGGTAAACCTGTAATTTCACCTTTCGGAGTAAAGTACCTTTTAGCAAACTCGGCGAAGCCGTGTTTACTACTTGTGCACTTTGAACGGCTTATGGAAACGCCTAGGAATGGCAATAACCTACAATATTCGTTGTAGACCTCTTCATTACTGTTGAGGTTGTCATCACCTAGTAAGATGTAATCTTTATATTTATGAAGACCGCATCTGAAAGCGCACCACTCTATAAAAGCGTGGTGAGTGAAGGCGAAGATCGCCCATGAGGATAACATCCCCATTGGGTTACCGGATTTATATCTGGTTTTGGTTCCATCTTTCAAGATGAAATCACGATCCGCGATTACACTTTTCCAAGTTTCAGCAAAGTCAGTTCCGTATTTGGCTTCAACTACCGCCTGTTCCCATGCAATATGGAAACAAGTTGTAGCGTCAGTCATATCGGAGCTGTAGAGTTCCATTCCTAGCCCTTTGATAAGGTTAGGAATAGAGGATTGCCGATACGTACAGTCACTACGCAGCTTACTTAACCCTGCCATAAAGGTAGAGTGTAGGCCGCTAAGGCTAACGTTCGAGAACCAGTCTCCTATTGCGACAATACGGGTTTTCCCGTACTTGTCGGATAGTCCGACCAGTTTAGAGTGTTTCACCTTAGCTGTAGTGTTGGCACTATATTGTTCAATATCAAGTTCTCCCTCGCTAATTTTTGTTAGTGAAAGGAGTCTTTTGACATTGTTGCAAAGGTTTTCATCATCGCGTAAAGCTTTGAGGTCTGCCATTGCAGTGACAGTTGCGGGACCGTTAGGCCCTGCATTGTTACTCAATATTAACCCACATGGGAGAGGTTTAGAGGGTAAACTCTTTAGACCCGACCAGTGTGGAAGCCATTTCTTAAATTCTTTTAAGAGCTCCCAAGATTCTTTCGGAGGTTCCTGTTCGATATTTTTGATATCGATCTCAGGTTCCAATGTCAGTACCTCAGGTGTTCGAAAAATGGAAAGCAAGAATCGTACGTCTTCTGTACTTCCGTTCGCAAGCCCTTTCCAAGGTCGTAAGACTTTTGGAAAACCGCTTCTATCTACTTTTGTAAATAGGAGTGGATCAGGTCGCTGTTCTAGGACATAGGCATGAATCCAGGCATTATAAGACTTAACAATCTTAAGTGCTTGTTTTCTACCATGGTTCTTTTCCAGCTTCTCGATAAGCTTGAGAAACGGCTCTACAAACTGACCACCAGTTTCCTGGTAGCAAGAAAGTAGAGTAACGTCCTTTAGCAAACGTTTTAAAACGTTCGGCCAAAGAACTTGATTTGCTTTTTTTGTCATGGTGCATAGTCTTTATTAGGCTATGTGCTCTCACCAGTGTTAACTGGCTGCCTCACATTGGGGTAGCTGTTTAGCTTCAGCTTGAGAAATGTTCTCTGGTGCTCTATAAGAG